CCGAACCAGAACGCTGGTGCGGAACGGATCAGATACTCTGCAAGCAACGCAGCATCCTCAAGCGTTGCTAGAAGAGTAATAACGACAGGTGTTTCCTGTACACCATATTCGGCTACCGATTCAGAAACTATCCCCTGCGCATACTCGATAGTTGTCGCAAGGGTTCCGGTCGTTGGTGCAGGTGGGGCGATACCGACGTTCACCACGTTCACCACCGAAGGGTTTAGAGGGGTGAAGTCGTTAGGCCGTGAAGCCGAAGGTGCAACAAAAGAATCTTCAAGTGTTCCCGCTGCACCAATAGTTTGATTAGTTACCGCAAAAGGCATTAGTTGCTCACAATATCAAACGTCGTGTAAGGGATAGCAGTACCACCAGTATCAGACAGGTAGCCTTCGATGGCTTCCAGTTCACCTGTGAGGCGACGGTCAAAGTTGAACCGACCTGAACCGTCAACCCAAACCCTTCCCTGCTCAGAGTTGTTGATACGCATAATGTATTCCAACACCGAAGTACTTTCATCCACAGGTGCATTACCAAGGTTCGCTAAACCAGTTTCCAAAACACGTTGACCTGGCCTAGAGAACGCACCAGCGTTCGACAGAACGGTGTTGATACGGGTATCAGACCGTTCTGGTGTTGCTGTAAAGAACGCGGTTTTAGAGTTGTTCAATGTGAACAGCTCATCAGAACAGTTGACGGTCACAACTGACCTGTTCGGGTTTTCAATCTTCTGGTCATATTGGGTGATAACACCAGTAAACAAATATGTTCCGTTACGGCTGATCCGAACACCAGAGTTCAACTCAAACCCCAACCGTCCCTTAGTGGTGTTCCAATATGGTGAACCTTCATTGACCATGCTGAACGAATAATCTGAATCCTCAATCTGCAACACAGCAGTTGAAGACTGACCGGTAGGGTCACGGAACCTGTTCTGGCGACCACGACTGATCGACACCTGTTTCACATAGTCGGTGACATCCTGCCAGTCGGTAGTACCTTCCAACACATACACCGTTTGGTCAAGAACACCAGACACAGCGTTATCCAAAATAAACGCATTCGTAGACGCACCATAATCCATCTCCACCGTATAGGTGCCACAGTTAGGAATCGTGACAGGCATCTGGTCACTTACCAGTCGTCACAGGAATCTTGCCCACAGAACGATTGTATTGTTGCAACGCCTCAACAACCTTCTGAGGCAAACCCTGCTCCGCAATCGCAGCATTGATATTGATTGCATACGTATCCCCAGAACGAGTCTGGAACCCAACACCACCAGCCGTCGCAGCAGGCTGACCCACCATCCCAGCCATCGGGTTAGCCATCCCACCCAACACCTTCGGATACTTCAAAATCAAATCAGCTGTAGCCTGCAACGACTTATTGAACTCATCCTGCGCATCCTTCGTGCTAGTGACCGCCTCCTCCCAAGCCTCAAACGCTGACACCTGGTCATTGAACGCATCAGTCACACCAGCCAACGCTTCATCGTAAAGAATCGAACCAACCGTTGCACCAAACACAGTTTCATTCAACAACTTCTGCTGGTCATTCAACTCCCTCGTCGAATCAATCTGCGAATCAATAGCATCAGTCACCGACAACTTTGCCTCAGCCAGATTCAACTCTGCGCGACGAACATCCATAGGTGAAGACTCAGGGTCTTTACGAACATCAGCCAAATTCTTTTCAGCATCAGCCACCGAATAGATAGCCTCCTCAACCGCATACGTCGCACGCTCCTGACCACGCTGAGCCTTAGCCAACTCAGCCTGCGCCGCCAACGCCTCCGGCGAACCAGCACCAAACCCACGCTCAATCTGAGCCAACTTCGCCTTAGCGTCAGCCAACCTCGTATTCGCATCAGTCAACGAAGACAACGCCCCCGACTCAGACTTGCTGGCCTTATTCAACCTGTCCTGAATAGATTCGCTGGTCTTGAGACTCTTGTTGTATTCACCCAACTTTTCATTCACAGTCTTCAACACCTTATTAACCTTGCCCAAACCAGAAGTGTCATCAGTTAGTTCCTCAATCGAACCCTTAAAGTTCTGTTGCGCTTTAATTGCTGATGGAACACCACGACCCGCATAGTGGTTGATAGAAGTTGCCAAACCATCAAACTGTTTCATCAAAGGTTCAATAGGGATTTGTTCCTTCAACGATGCTTTCATGTCTTCCCATGCACCAGAGAAATCATTGTGAGCTGCTCGCCATGCAGCTCGAAGCAAACGAACAAATGGTGCCGTGACGTTAATGACTAAAGCGAATGCAACAGCAATACCTTTTAAGGTTGAGATGATTGATTTACCAGCACTACCAGATTCATACATGAGTTGCTGAAAACCTGCCAACAATCCTTTTTCTCCAATGACTGTTGTGATGCGCTGGATTGCTGGTGCCACGTTCTTAACCAAGAACTCAGAGAACTGCTGAAGATACGGCAACAGGGAAGCACCAATAGTTTCAACAATCTCACCGAACTGACCTTGCAAAATCTTTATCTGCCCACCGAACGTGTTCGCAGCGGTTTCCGCAGCACCGCCAAACTGGTCATTCAATAAACCCATAACCTTTTCAAAGTCCTTGGACTTCTTGATGTTGTCATCAAGTGGGATACCAAGTTTCGATAACGCTGTGAACTGACCCTGGCTGGCCTTGGCCAACGCCAACGAAACAGACGCAAGGTCTTTACCTGTCGCAGCAGAAATATCTTGCGCAGTATTTAGCAGGTCTTGAGATTGTGTCAGGTCACCTGTGGCACGAACCAAAGTCCCCAACGACGCACGAAGTTCGGTATCCGATGTGCCGGTACGCAACTGGGTAACCGAGATATACCGTTCAGCCGAAGCAGTCAACGCCTCATTAGCGCCAAAGGTTTTCTCCAGCTGACGTTGCAACTCAGCCTGCGAAGCCTGGTCTTCCATCGCAGCCTTAACCGCTTTGGTCATTCCAACAGCGATAGCACCAAGCGCGACTGTAGCCCCAGCCGCCATAGCAGCGAACATTGGGGAAACTTTTCCGACCTCTTTGCCGAAACCCTTCATGTCACCGGATAGAAGTTTCAGCCCTGCTTTGGCTGCGGCGGTATCAGAAATAAATTTAACAACGAACGTCCGCTCACCAGCCATGCGACGATTCTACTCAATAACAGACAACCCATTCCGCAAGGCAACAAACTCATCCAGCATCGCAGAATATAAAGCCTTACCTGTGAGGCCATCCCAACGGGAAATATCTACAGGCGCATTCCACCAAGCCTCATCCAACACCTCTGCACCAGCACGACGCTGACGTGGCTGACGGGTTTGACGTGCGCGTGGTGACACAGGATTCGAAGCAACCTCAACATCCAGCCTGAACGATGAATCCAACAACTCGCCATGACCCTCATGGAACTCAAACGGCTGATCCGGTGCATGCTGTGGCAGATAAAAAATACGAGCAGGGTCTTTCGTTTGCGGGTCACCAACCAAACCAATACGGTCATGCAGCTCAGACCACACCACACGCCACAACGACGCAGGCACACGCTCAGCCAACGGCAAAACAAGGTGGTAGTGAGGGTCATCTAGACGATGCGAATACGTGGAATACGCAAACCATTCCAACCCATCCAACCTTGCCTCATCAAACGCTTCACCGTCCATGTCAATCACCAACGCTTCAACGAACCTGACATTACGGTTCCCTCTAGTAGTGCCAGCGTCATACTCAACAGGCGACCACAACGCACCAGAAGCCTTCTCAGCGTTCTCCTCATGGAACGCCAACAAACCCCTCAACTCGTCCCAAGACGAAGCCAACGGCTTCGGATAAACCGACTTCACATTCTTAAACAAAACAGCCATAACCCCTCCTACCTAGAGGGTACAGGAAACCAGCCCAATGTCAAGAATCTTTTAAGGTGTTCAAAACCCTTTGAATAGCGTCCAAATACTGTGTGGCAATGTTGTTCTTTTCCTTGCGGACAGTAGGCCAAAAGAAATAAGCCGAACGCCCACGATGCCGGAGGAACTGCTTAGTCCTAGGTCGCGCCCCACCACCAAACTCAGCACCAAAGAACACGTCACCTCTGGTGACCTTCCGTTTGCGTTTGCGGTTGGGATTAGATGCCGAAACAAAACCAGACTTATGATCCAACTTCACCGTAGGGATACGGTCGCTCCTAGCCCGCATACCCTTCATCACCTCAACAGCCTGACGATTACGAGTCACAGTCCCAGCCTCAACCTTGGCTTTATCCACCAACAACTGTGCAACCACCTGAGCGGATTTACGCATCTCCACGTTAAAGCGTTTGTCAGCCTTTGAAGCGTCGCGCAGAAACTCGTAGATACCTTGTATTTGAATCGCATCATTGCCACCAGTAATAGTGGCCTGACCTGCTCTACCGAAAACCGCCATACCAACAGACTACTTGTTTAGATGGATTGCTCTCCAACGCAAATAAGCGAACATGGTGAACAACATTCGAGGGTCTTCTGCCAGCAACACCGAAGGCGCAATACCTGTCTCAACAGACAGGTATGCAATCATCCAATGGGCTGACTGATCTCCAAAGGGACAATCACAGCGTCAGCTTGGTTACCCAACTCCAATGCTTCAATCTCGTTAATCCAAGAATCAAAATCTAGGCCAGTACGTTTCGTGCGATGCTCAGAATGCCAAGCCAAGAAACCTAAATCCGTGAGAGTTAGTTCAGCCTCAAACTTCGCAACGCTTTTGCTGAACTTCTGTTCAAACGCAATGAAGTCTGGGAACGCAGCAATGATGGTGCGCTTTGATTGATCCAATGACGACGTTACTTCTAACGCTATTTTCATTTTTCCTCCGCAGGGTTAAGGGTTACTAGAAAAACTTACGCGCCAGTACCAGTCTTAGTTACTGCACCGTCGATTGGGTAAGTGATACTCGCTGTGGCGATGTCGCCCACAGCCCCGTTCACGCTTTGCCAAGTTAGTGGTACCACGTTAAACGCATACTGTGGATTGCTAGAAGAAGCAGCAGCAGTTCCGTTTGGCTTCACCGTCATCGGTACAGCAGTACCAGCGTTCCAAGCGTCGTAGAACAACTTTTCAATCGTTGGGTAATCCTGCATCAACTCAAGTGTGATTGAGTTGTCTGCGAGGCCTGCGATTCGAGTGACCGCACCGGATGAGCCGAATGAAGTTGTAGCAACTTCTGCCTTTGACAGGTTGAGTGTTACTGACGTTACGTATGAGGTGATGTCCGTGTTCGCTGTACCGAAGGTAACCGCCACGTTTGTGAGAACTTGCTTTGCCATGTTTGTGACTCCTGCCTTCCGGCACTCGAAGATTTACTATTTAAACTCTACACGCTCGCAGGAATGCGTATCAACTAAGCGTACACCACCACACGGAAGTCAACCATCAGATATGTTGCATCGTTGCCATCCATCGTGGAGATATTCGAGGCAGACTCAACCAGCAGGTTTTGAACCACCCCACCCAACGAGCGATCCGCTTCCAAAGCAGCACGAACCGACGTGGAACCCTCATAGGACAAGTACCCATCCAAAGCCGTCTGAGCTGTACGTTCCGCAGACCTACCAACAACCACAGACACATTGAAAATATGGGTCACTAACCCACCACGCATCGCCCCGTTATAGGTGATTGAATCCAACATAGGCCAAGCGAACGGTGCGTTCACATTGTCAGGTTGCTGGGCGTAAGCCCGTAAGCCTGGGATCGTGGCAAGCGCGTTAGAGATACCAGTTTTGATATCGGTGACAGAATAACTCACGCAAAAATCCGCATACGACGATACGGCTCAACCAACTGAGCCATATCAGGGTCAAGGAATCGAGATACACGGATAGCACCCAAGTCACCAAAGCCTGCCACCCCAAGAGGTGAGTCGTAGCGTTTGAAGATACGTGAAGCCTGAATGATCGTTGCTTGGGTTACTGGCTCCGGCACAGAAGGCCAACCAAAGATTGCAGTCACCTGAACCAAAGCCTGCTCACCATAGTTCGCATTCACCGTTGGGAACAGGTAATCGCCAACAGCACGAATCTTGTCGTAACTCCAAGTCAACCCATCAAGGTTGCCGTTCAACGGTTCCAACTGATAATCCGAACGACTCCATTGCAAATCAAAAGTTCCGTCAGCCTGAGTAGAAGTTTTTAACGTCAACGCTGTACCAGCAATATCGTCAATCGAACAGTAGAACGAATCCTCAGCCTGAAACACCCGTGCCTCAGCCGTGCCAGTCTGCCAGAAACGACGGTTGCAATAACCATCAATCAAACGCGAAGCAGCGCCAACACAGTTGTCAATCAAATCATCATCAAGCGTGTCAGCCGTACCGATACGGAGAGCTGCTTTGACCTGATTTCTGGTGGCGTACCCTTGGTTAATCATGGTGTCCCGATTCTAGTTGATTGACGCAGCACCACGATACTGCACACCCTCAAGCGAATAGTTCACAAACGGATTCAGGCTGTACGTCTGACATGAATACACATCCCACAACCGTTGCTTCATATCCCGAAGATGCTGCTCATACAAAGCCCAATGCGAATCACCAGCAGGATACCCATCAGCCCTATCACGCCCACCAAGCCAACCACAATCAGCCCCAACCAACACAATGAACTTCGCCCCCATGTGCGCTGCAAGGTGCATCGCCCCATGAATGCTCGAAGACCCGATAGTCAACTGCCCTGACAACACAGGCCAATCCTTGTCATGTGGGTTGAACGACGTACCTGGTCTGCCGGTACGCGTACCGAACGTCACAATCTTTGGCATAAACCCTTGGAACTCTGCATCAGTCCCATGTTCACGCAACGGGGTGAAGACTGCGATGCACTCATCCTGCATCGCTTCATGCTTAGAGTCTTCGTGATAATGGCTGAAACAGTAGTAACCCTTCAACCCGAATACTGAGCCAACGAAGTTAACTGCAATCGTCAGCTTGTCGTCAAAGAAGTCTGGTGTCAGATAGTCGAGCGTTGCACCTGAGCCGAGAACATAAATCGTTTCGCCTTCGTGGAGATTCTCATAATCATCCATCGGGTCGTACTCTCTTAATCCCATCCCAAATCCCTTCGTCGTGTTAAATCCCAATGACCAGCATCAGGCAAACCAGACTGCCAACGCATCGCATGAAGCGAAGCATTCGCAGCGAAACTCTTATTGTTTTTCTCAGCCAACTCTGGTGCAGCTTGAATCGTAGAAGAATTGTCGTGAACAATTCCAGCGTCAGAAGTCCAGAACGGGATATTCACCCTTGTTGCCCGCTCTTGAAAATCTGTGTCCTCAAAATATGCGGGGACATACGCCTCACAGAAAAGCCCAACCTTTGCAACCACCTCAGACCCAACCCACGCACAAGACCAACCAGGCTGAGCCTCAGTCAACGTCACCGAATCAGGTTTGCAATCGTTGTAGAAAACTTCCAACTGACCTGGCTTGAAGTACGCATCAGAGTTCAGCAGTATCCAGCCGTCAGCGTGAGGTGTCGCTTTGATACCGAGGTTCCACGACGGCGCGACACCGAGGTTCGTGGGCATTGACCAGACGTGATAGTTCTTCACATGGCGACGGTCAATCACCCAAGGCCAATCATGCAACGTGGACTGCCCACCATTGTCAATAACGATGAGTGTCTCCACCGGATAATCAAGCGACTGCAAACAGCGTTCTAAAAGGTCATACCTATTTAGGACGGGGACGATGATGACTGGCACCATGAGGTCAACTCCTTCATGATTGGCTTCCAGTAAGCCTCATACACGCTGTCAGCGCGATATTGGCTAGCAAAGGCCACAGCCTCGTCTGAGACACCGCGTGGGGCTTCGTAGGCTTGTATCAGGGCATCTACGATGGACGGTACCTGTGGGGTGCAGAACCACGACCTTTGGTGGCTATCCCAGAACGGCTGGATCGCCACAGCTGACCCCACACCAACCAACTCTGGCTGTGCCGTGTAGTCCGAAACAATCACCCTTGTACCGCAGGCTTGGGACTCGATGACCGGAACCCCAAAACCCTCCCCCATACTGCAGGCCAACAGCACATCCGAAGCCGTGTACAACGCCGCTAACGCTTGCTGAGGGAAACCAGTCCGATAAGCGTAAGGGTCAACAATCTTGTACTGCTCCTTACGCACACCACACGCCTCCAACAAGTGAACAAGATTTATCCCACCCATCGCACCGTCACGTTCCGTGTGCAGATAGAGCAAAGCATCAGGACGGTCTTGAGCGAAAATAGCGAACGCCAAAATGTTCTCACCAAAAGATTTCCGTGAAGGATTCTGACCCTTGTTCGCAGCATTCATCATCACAACAAACCTGTCCTCATCCACCTCCATCAACTCCCTACCGGTGAACTCACCACGACTATTCACCAACTTCGGTGTAGGAACAAACACATCCTCAAACGCATGAGGCGCATACAACGCATCCACCCCAGCATTCTGCAACATATCCAAACCAAACTTAGACATCGCAATCGGTTTCACATTCGGACGCTTACACCACTCAACCACAGCAGGCGGACAAGGCGCATGGTCAATCGGAACCCACGACGCAATATTTGGTACCTGATCCAACGACTGAGACTTCAAAACCCACACATCAAACAAAGTCATCAACATCGCAGGAATATCACGATTCCCATTCGCCCAATCCATCCAATGCGCAACAAGCACATCATCGGAATACGGTGACATTCCACGCGGATAAAGTTTTATCCCATTCCACATCGAAGCCATACCCTCGATGCCGTACATCGCATGAATCGCTACTTCGTGTTTTTGTTTGATGAGCCTTTGGACGACTTGCGCTGTTTGGGTTCCGTAACCAGTTGGCGCGAACGGGGCGTTCGAGTACCAGAGGATTCGTAACGATTCGGAATTGGAAGGTCTGCTTGCTCTGGCAAGTTGGCTACTCCCCACCGGAGCAATATCTCTGCCTCCAGCTCTGGTAACTCGACCGGAGTGTTTTTGATTATTACCAGCATTCTTTCCCACCATTCTCTCCTTCGCAGGTCGCAGGGTATAAAAAAGAAATGAGGGTAGGCCACCCTGCGTGTTTGGCCTACCCTCAAACTTACACCGACATTGCTATCGGTTGCACTACCTTCAACTTATGGTTGCAATAAATGCTTGATATGTGAAGTTTGTGGCAAATCTCCGTCGCACCTAAATGATGCACGGAAACTGATTAAGCCTTGGTTGAAGGCATAATCGTCCGAACGATCAAGTCGCAATCCGCCCACCGTGCGTACGAAGTACGAAGGTAGGTGACCGAAGATGACCGACTTGGTGCCAGATGCTACGTCAACCATTGAAGGGTTTTCGTAGATTGGCTTACCAAGCAACATGTCACGTGCGTCAGCTGACAAACTTGGCGCGAAAACGAAGTTCCCCGCGGTGTCTTTCAGCTTTCGAACCTGACCGATTGACTTGCCGTTCATCATGAATCCACAACCTGGGAGCAGACGAGCTGCACCATCAAGGCTGTAAACAAGGTCGATGAGGTTGTCTGCGGTGAACGCTGTTGCGGTGCCTGCGGTACCACCAACGCTTGACGCGGTGACGATTCCGTTTGCGGTGTCCGTACCAGAACCAACAGTCAATGCTGAACCAACTGCGAATCCGAGTGCGTTACCAACCTGGTCACCCAAGAATGACAACATGTCAACGCCAGAGTCTTCAAGCAGTTCGGTTGAAACCTGCGTGATGAACGAAAATTTGAAAGCTGAAAGCGTGATGAAACTGTTAAATACAGGGTCACTTTCGCCGATTGCTGAACCTTCGCCAGTTACCGTGCCAACCGAGTAGGTCGACAACGATGGGATTTGAAGGTTTTCGCCACCTGTGGTGTTCAACACAGTTGAAGTCTCAAGTACCGGCGCGATCAAACGTGCCTTCATGATTACCTGATCGTAGAACGATGTTGGAACTGGTGAACCTGTGCTTGACTTCAAGATGTCACGCTTCTCAAACGAATGGCTGCGCTTCTCACCTGTGAACAACGAACGAAGATTTGTGATGTCATCGCTTGCTGGAACGCCGGCAACAGGACGAACCTGATCGGCGATTTCACGGGTTGCTGAATCCATGCGGAGTTCGCGAGCTTCGTCTTCACGAAGTTTTGCGATGGTCTGTCCACGCTCGTCCAGTTCCTTCGAGATGCGCTCGTAGGTTTGGTTTTCTTCTGCTGAGAGGTCACGCTTCTCTGCGGTGGCCTTATCCAAGATTGCCTTGGCTTCGTTCCATGCACGGTTGCGAATCTCAACCTGACGGTCAATATATTCTTTCATGAGTATTTCCTTCTCCCCGTAGGGATGATGTTGAGTGTTTGGATACGCAGGGATTTAACTTAAACCTGGTACGGCTCCGTACACAGCAACATCGAAGGCGGCTCCGCTCATTCGACGCAGTACTAAAAGAGTACTAGAAGTTCTTCAACAATTCAAGATGCTTCGCCAACACACCAACGCTCGCAGGAGCAGACTCAGGTGCTGGTTCAAGTTTCGCAACAGTTTCACGCAACAACGCAGCATGATTCGGGTCAAGAGTCTGACCTGATTCCAACGCTGTTATCGCGACAGCGAGCTGATCGGCATCAATACCGGTGCGAGTAGCCAACGCATCAAACGAACGAACCTGTGCAGATGTCGCTGCATACGCTGGGAACCCTGTCACCACCGAAACCTCATACAAACGAATCTGCTTCAGTTCACGTCGCGCACCATCATCAGACCAACGGTCACCACCTTGAGGAACGGTAAACCCGAACGACATCGAATCCACATCACCACGTTGCATGAGTACCGACAGGTCACGCCCAACGGAAGTGTCAGGCAGGTCAGCATCCACGAACAGGCCTTTAGAATCCTCAGACAAACGAACCGTTTTCGCCTTCGTTGTACCCAACAACATTGATGAGTCATGGTTCATATACATACGGATATTGTTGCGCGACTTCAACGACTTAGCGAACGCTCCAGGCATAATGCGCTCAATGAACGGGAGTGGTTCAGAGTCAGAGTTGAATACCGCAGCATAACCAGAGAACGTCATCCCGTCACCTGATGCAGCTGCACGAAGTTCAAACTGGTTGAATGTGATGCGTCTTGTCTCTACCTGTTCACTCATACCTGAAACATTACCAAAGTTGGGTTCACTCTTGCGATGAAACGCAAACGAACGGTCAGCATCCGCTTCTTCTTTGATGGCCTCAGACTTTGATGCGAACCAATCCATCGCAGGTTGAGGGTCAAGTGGGTTGATGCCCCAGAGATAGAACGCGACAGCACCAGCACCAGGGAACTCATCATCGTTAGCGTTCGAGTTCTTTGCTGCATCCAAATCAACCATGTGACGTGCAGCCCAAGCGTTCGCACGAATCACCTTGTCCTCAGTAATTTGACCTGCAACCATGTCGCGAGCCTCACGAACTGTTGAGGCAACGATGCCTGCACCAGCGAGCTTCTGACCGTAATACGTTAAGCCTTTACGGGCAGCGGATTTGATGTATTCAGGTAAGTCAAGATTGACCTCACGGGCTTCCTCTTCAACATCATCCTCGATGTCTTCAATGTCTTCTTCGTCTTCAATCTCTTTGGGTTGCCAGGCGTTGCAATAGAACCCGCCGTCAACATAATCATCCCAGCGTTCACACCACGCTTTCAGGTTGTCACCCTCACCCTGAACATTGTCTTCGTCATAGAACGCACAGTTCCCACAAGCACGGCCTTCAGGCACATCCTCAGCCAACGCCGGACGATAATTCTCTGGCAAAGCCCGCTCACCACCAGGTTCCATCTCCTCAGCAATAGACACAGCAACCATCTGGTCAACCGCATCCTGCTTGCTTTGATGGCAACCAATCACTTCGCCATCATCCTTTTCTACAGCCCAACCAGCACAATCAGCGTTCTTATCAGAAATGAAGTATGGCATCAGATTGACTCCGTTAACCAAGACATGACATGACCTGATTTAGTTGAAACAGCGTAAAGCAAATCGGTTGGTGAAACCGTCAACTGCAACATCTCACCTTTATCCATCATCAAACCAGTTGAAGTTGTCACAGCCGAACCACCTATATAAACAGAGTCCGTGTTGTCGTTGTTATGAATAATCAGACGATACGGATTACCTGCATAAGCACCAACCAACACGCCGTCAATAACAGTCGCAGCCGTACCAATAGAAGTTTGCCCAGAATAAAACGCCATAACGTCCTTAAATCAAAAGCAGTAGCTCTGCCTCATCCTCAAGGATAGACCACACAACACCACCATCAGCGAAAACACGAAGGCCGCCCAAACGCGCCGAACCAAACGCCAACACAACAACAGGCTCCCGAACCTTCTCAACCTGCTCAACCTTGTACTTACGAACCCACGGATTACCACCACCCGGATACGAAGGTGTTGGTGGTGCAGGTGTTGTTCCAACAGCTGACGCAACCAAACCACCCAAAGGTGCTGACGCTGTACCAGAAACAGTTGTAACACCGTTATACGTCGTCGCAGAAGACGAATACTGAATGTTCGGATCGTTATAGGTAGCCATCGGCTACACCCCTAGATTTCTATTTCTTCGACTGGTGGGGCTTGCCAAACACCGTCAACAAGTGTCCAGTCGGAACCAACAAACATGTCTGTTGTTTCATCATAAATGTCACCGATGCCAGCGAACTTGCCACGAATGTTGCCGTTGTATGAAGTGCGCACACAAGGCTGTCTCCTGAAATTGCCATACCATTCTTCTGGTGGCAAACCTTCAATGAGTTCCGTTTCATCAATACCAACAATCACTTCGGTCACGATGTTGTTGTGTAAAAAAGCGTAGTGCGCCATTATGCCCAACTCACATTCCCTGTGCCAGCAGTAATTGTTGTTACCGTGTAACCGCCTGAAGGTGCAGCCGTTGTTCCTGTCAAACCTGAACCGATAGTGATGGTAAAGGAATCCGGATATTTTAGAATCACAACACCTGAACCACCTGCTGCGCCAGCAGTTCCTGTTACAGGACTCGCAGTAATACCGCCACCTCCACCACCACCACCCGTATTTACCGTTCCTGCTGTACCTGCTGCACCCGTAGATGAAGCACCACCACCACCACCAGAGCCACCAGTACCAGCCGAACCTGCATACGCTCGTTTGTCAATACCACCACCACCACCACCGCCACGGGTTACTGATGAACCAGTAACAGATGAAGCAACACCATCACCACCATTACCACCAACAGATGCAGTTGGTTTCAGACCTACTGCCGACGCACCGCCACCACCGCCACCAGCACCACGACTACCTGCTGCCGAATATCCTGCACCACCCGCAAAACCCTGATTCGTTGTTCCAGCCCCACCAGCACCAACACCACCAGAGTTGTCGTTACCACCGCCGCCACCACCAGAACCACCAGCCAAACCATTCACAATGCCACCAAAACTGTCTTTAGCACCACCACCACCACCAGTTGAAGTGATTGTAGAAAACAAAGAGTTACTACCATTTGACCCAGACACACCAGACGCCCCACCAGAACCACCAGCACCAACCGTAACCGTATGAAAAGAATTTATAGAGAGAAACAAAACTGATTCAGCAGACGCACCACCACCAGATGATTCACCGCTAACCGATGACCGATAGCCTCCCGCGCCACCTCCAGCACCACGACCACCGCCACCGCCACCGCCACCAGCAATCACAAGAGATTCAACAGACACCAAAACATTACGAGATGGAATAGACAAAGTGCCACCCATCTTGAACCAGTCAGAAACCTGACTAGAAGAAACCATCCTGCGTAACGGATTAGCCATTACGAAATCCTATTTACATAACCCGAAATCGTTACCACGTTCGCTGTGCCAGCGTAAGCATAAATAGTGTTCGCAGCCGAACCAGTACCAGTCAAAACCAACCCCGGAACAACAAGTGTCAAACCACTAGCAGCAGGGATTGTCAGTTTGATGTCGTCATCAGGTGTCGCTGTACCACCAAACTGAACAGTCAAAACCACAGGAGAAGCAGAACTGTTGTACGCATACAACCACACCTCATCAATAACAGATGATGAAGTACCAGTCGCATGAACCGTTGTACCCGTAGACGCGGTTTGAACAACCTTGATGCCTTTGCCCTGTGTTGAGCCACTCAATAAAACTTTGCTAAATGTTGCCATGAATGCTCCTTAACCAAATACCTGTGTAGCGAGAATAACACTTACATTGTCAGAGATAGGGTTGTTCACCTTGAAGTCGAGGCTGGTGACCACAGCAGACGAATCAACACCAACCTTGGCCTGCAACGCCTCAACAGCATCGTTGATATCAGAGTGCTGACCAGCATGATCCGGTGAAGCAAGCGTCGCTGTGCCAGCAGGGTTAACAAAATTATCTAACGAAGCAGGATAGTTAGTTGTCATGGTTTACGATGCCACCGTCAACGAAGCAGACAACTGACCTGAAGCGAAACTAAACGTGTCACCAGCTGTGTAACCAGAAGCGGTCACAGCACCAGAGAACAAAAAGTTTCCCGCAGACGCATCATCCCAAGCAGAAAAAAACGTGACAGTTTGCGAACCAGCAACATTCGTCCAAACCACATCAGCATCAGAACTAATCACACCAAGCGACGCGGAAGAAAACGAACAAGTTTTCCGTGAAGTTTCCGTAGCAACATTCGACAAACCATCAGCACCAGGGGAACCAACATGAAGTTGAACGTGAACAGTTGCAACAGAATATGAGGTTGCTTTACAAGCAGCCTCCAACCATTTGTTCGCCAAATAGGTGCTAACACCTGTAGCCATTATTTGTCCACCGTTTCCGTGATAGTCACGATACGACCATCAGCGTCACGTTCAACGCTACGAGTCGTGGTGCGCTGTTCAGGGATATTGACCACAGGTGCAGCGACCCGCACAATCGGTGCAGCAACATTCACAATCGGTGGCTCAACATTGACAACCGGTGCAGGCATGTTCACCGTAGGAGGATAAATGTGTGCGATAGGTGTAGGGAAATTCGGGTCAGACTTCACCTCATACGCAGACGAAGGGTCATCAGGGTTGACCGTAGAAATCTGTTGCAACTGGCTCGAAGGAAGTCCTGTATGACCAATCGCAGGCAACCCGACAGTAGCCAACACCTCAGCCGGATCAAAGCCTGACAGAATCAACTCTTTGGCAATCGCAGCCTTCGACTGCATCTCAGCCAAGTTCGCAGCTGACAAATCCACGTTCGCCAAAGGCACTCTATAACTATCGCCCCCGTCAACCGGTGCCATGTCCTCAAGACGATGAATGTCATTGATAGACAAGAACCCTGACTGCAAGCCTGTAGAGAACGATGCGTAACGTGAAGCCTGATCGCCACGCAACAACCCATCCACATTGAACTTCATGAACGCACGACCATCCAACAAACGTGAATAGCCTTCCTCAATCTTTTCAATGTAAGGCCTCAACGTGTGGGTCACATACTGGATGCCGTTCTGTTCCACCGACGCATACGACATCGCACCAGGCGTAGTCACACCAAGCATCGATGGAGGGACACGGAAGATACGGGCGATTTCTTCCACAGCAAAACGACGTGACTCCAAGAACTGTGCAGAATCATTATCAACAGTTGTCTTCGTGAACTTCGCCCCACCAAACAACACACCAGGACGATGCGACCTGCGCAAACCCTTATGGCCTTCCTCAAACCCTGACACCAAATCTTTAGCCTGCTCACGGGTCAGGTTGCCAGGGAACTCGATAATTCCCGAAGCCGAAGAACCTTGACCGAAGAAACGTGCAGCGAACTCCTCCAACGCTTTAGCCAACCCCAAGTTTTCTTTCATGAAGTCAATGCGTGAAATACCGCGCATGTCACCAGGCAAACGCAACTCGGTGATATGAATCATGTCTGACGCTTGAATCACATCACGACTTTCAAAGACGTACACAGGACGACGATTCACAGGGTCACGACGACACTCAACCTTCTGAGGGTTCAACACAACAAGAGCTGCAATCCCCTGATCGTCACGCACAATACGAGTGAACGAGTTACCGTTCAACATCAACGAAACCAACACCTGCTGGAAATGCTCGATACGGCTCACACCAGACTCAGGTGTGTCCAACCACATTGGGCGAGGACGGTAAGGGCGACGAGTCCCATCCAAGCGAAGGAACGTGTCAACAGGGAGTGTAGAAATTGAATCCGAAATCATGCGCACACACGCATACACCGCTTCAATCTTTAGCGAATCTTTTTCTGTGACCACAGTTCCACTATTTGTGGTCACACTAAAACCGTCACCTAAAGCAAACAACGACTGTGTAGATATTGCTCGGCCTTCGTTGCCACCACCCAACAGTCTTGACAACATTATTTAGCCTTTCCGCGACCACGCTCGTAAGCAGCCGTGAACAATAGAACTGACAGACCAACAAAAATTAGTCCTAATGGAATTGCTATCAAGAATAGTCCATAAGCGATGAGCAGGATTGAAAAAAGTTCTAGCAGGAAAATAGGCATGACTCTAGACTACAAAGAACCCAGGCACCGGTGCGACCTCTTCACGTCTGGT